TGCAAATTACTTACCCTGGTAATACGAAATTAATCGTCCGGACACTATCATCTGTCAGTTGAAAATTAATTCAATTCCTTAAGATTGCTCGCAAGAGAAATGGCAGATAACAACAACAACTATCGTGGGAGAGGAAATTATCGCGGGTCCCGTGGAAGAGGACAATGGCGAAACAATGATGGATACAATAAGTCTCAACCTAATCAATACTCTGATGAAGTAGAGAGAGGGTCTCTCCCTGAGAATATTGTATCGCAGCTTGCAGAATATCAAGTATTGCTAGCTGAGAAGAAAGAAAAGGAAAAGGATAAGAGATTGGTGGTGAAGCTTAGCTTTGCGATCACGCCAACCATGGAGAAGACTCTGGCCAATATTTACCCAAACCATCGTTTTGAATGCGATAGAGCTAACGCCCCTCGATCAGATCACCCGTTTGTAGCCATTGAGCGCACTGTGACTGAGATGAGTGTTATGCATCGTTTCAATAACAAAAAGGTTTTGGACATTTTTGGCAACCCAGGCAGACATGCTAGATCTAAGAATGATCATGTTCATGCCTGCATACCTGAGGCTGAACCATGTGACGACGTGGCCAAATTTTGGGCCAGCAATGTAAAGGATGCCAAGTTCTGCCAAGACAACCCCGAGACATGCGTTTGCATTAATTGGGATGTCTTTACCTGTTTGTACCGTGCCCAATCATGGTCTATGGATCGAGTATTGGGATTAGTGCATAAGGCTGCAGCTGGCACCGGAATCATTGCTTTGAGACACTTCAAGGAGGTCTTTGGCTCAATGTGTCAAGGCGAAATCACCTACCAGAGGGATGACATGCAGGTCATCATGACAGTGAAAGGAAATCCTATTGGGTATCGTTTTGATGATGAGTCCAAATGGTTCCTCACAAACTACTATGAAAAGGATGGACTTGCCATGGCTTGGGACGTTATTGACATGTACGGCGATACCTCTGTGTTGCTTGTTACTAAGTCGAAACCAGGCCGTGACATTTCGTTAGTAGTACCTGCACCAACCTTACTCACACAATGCCTTTCTAGGGACAATGTCTACGGTCCCCTCACTTATGATTTGAGGGCTCAGTACAACAAGGATCCAGCTTTACGAACCGCAATTGAGTTGCTTGAATTGCCCACAGCTACAGCTTTTAGCTTGTATAATTGGGTGATTTTTAGCTACTCTAGTCTAAAATCAAAGAAGATTTACGTGCCTAAGGGTGCCGTCGCGGAAGTTAGGAACTTTGTTGCTTTGAGAGATCGGGACGAAACTCTATTTGCTAGTGCTGTTGAGATAGCTAAAAAGGCGGTCAAACGCTACAACATCCCACCAGACATGATGACGGATTCCATTTCAGCTTCGGCGATTTTGGGATTCTTCTCAGGGGTTGAGCAAGAATCGTCATTGCTACATCCTCACTTGCACAGCAAAATTGAGCCTATTAAAAACCTGAGTAAACTTCTCAAATTCTCACCAGACACTCTATGGCCATTCCAGCAATTCATCAAGGGCACCTTGGCTGGTGCTGGCATGTTCTTCACTATTTGGCTTTTGAGGTTCGCCTACCTCAAGTGGTATGCCAACAGTTCAAAACAGCAAGCCTTAGTGGCTTATAGCTGGAAGACGGGTGCAGAGGTGCAGAAGGCTAGTCTTGACACCGTCATCACGTATCTATTAGAGCTCATTATGGAGAAATTGCCTTGGATCAAGACTTCCATGGCAAGGATCAAGGACACCGGTACAAGGGTGTTGCTCCGATTCGCTAGTTATTCAACTAGGGCTTCGATGAACGCAGCTTGGATCCATCCCATTATTAGAAGGACCGACGTTTGCATGGAGGCGTACCCTCTTGAAACCATGCATCGTACCGCAGTCGTACATGAGCCTGATCAGATCTATTGTGTACCAAAACATGGCACAACTCAGGTTGGTTTTGCAGTTCAAGACCGCATACCTGTAGTAGCCAGATCTTGCACACACAATGAGTTGGTGGCTGTTGTGTCGAGAGGCTGTCTCGAACGACCTGACCCAGCTCCAGGAGCTTGGGAGCAGATGGCACCAGTACTTGACAAAATTCTACCAGTAATTGAGTACCCTGGCCGTGTTGAGGACGGACAGATACGAAGCCCAAAATTCGCGGTGTGGGTCAAGCGATTCCCACCTAAACGCCGCGGAGAACTGATTTTAGCAAAGATTGGATTGCGTAATGGGGTTGAGGAAATACCCACAGTTAAAGGCTTCGTCAAAAGGGAGAAACAACTTAAATCGTATCCCGAATCTGTTGACACGGAAATACCTGGCATCGAGAAATTTGCCCCTCGATTGATATCAGGACGTACCCCCCAGTTCCAAGCAGTGACAGGTCCTGTCACATATGCCATGACAAAACAAATGGCCTGGGTTTGGAATCATGCTGCAACAATTGGTGTCGATCAAGACCACGACGACAAACGACCTAAAACAACAGGCATCTACACATCAGGCATGAATGCTGAGCAATTGGGTAAGAGCGTACAATTTCATTATGAACGCTTGAGCCGGATGGGCCCAGTGGCTGCTACTGAGGAAGATCAGCGGCGGTTTGACGCCCATTGTGGAGATGAAGCAGTAGAATTAATACAGCGGCCTTATCAAAGGCACAGAGCGCGCCCTCAACAGATTCGTGCTCTGGCCAAGTTAGCCAAGACTCGCGGGGTTACAATGCACGGCATCCATTATAGAGTGGATGCCACTGTCAAATCAGGGGATGGTAATACATCCTCTGGGGACACGTGTGTTGTATTAACCGCAAAAGAGCTGCAACGCATCTTGGCCGAGATAAAGGAAGACACTATCATCACCTGGAATACCGGGGATGATGTACTTACCTTGAACCTTTTAGTTGATCACGAACACTACTATCATATAGTGGTTCAGAACTGGATTGACTTAGGGTTCGACGCTAAAATCCACTGCTATACATCACTCTTTGATGCCGAGTATTGTTCAGGAAGGTTCTGGCCAACTCAAGATGGCTTAGTTTTCGGGCCCAAACCGGGCCGAATTCTTGCCAAAACGTTTCACTCTATGCTAGAGTATAATGACAGAATGTGTATGAGGTGGCTCCGCACTGTCGCTCTAGGGTTACACAGGGACACAAACTTCCTGCCAGTGGTTCGCGTAGTGGTACGCAGGACTCTGGAGTTAACAAAAGAGTTGAAAACTATATATGTAAAGGAGGAGGAGAAGATACATGCTATGCAGTTTCATGAACCCTCAGTAGAAACATTCTTAATGTATGAGCACCTTTACGGATTGAGCCAGGGCGAAGTTATGGTTTTGGAAAAATTCATCGAAGATAAGATGGTAGCGGTGCCTTGCACCTTTCACCACAACTACCTAACCAGAATTGTGGATGTTGATTGCCCTGAGGGAGATCCTGATCGAAGGACAGAGTTGCGATACGTTCAGAAGGCTGCTATCCTGAATGTTAGTGACTTACAGATCGGATTTGGTCTCACCCTCATGATGATGCATCCATATCTGGCTTGCCCCACTCTTGTCTTAACACCATCATTACTGGTTACCGACCTGATTTTACCAATCTGGGAGGAACTAATTAAATCACGACATTGGGTTTATGAATTCGCCCTACCACTGGCAGAGTTTGCTGTCAAAGTATATTTGAAGGATGCTGATAAAGAGTGCCCCCACCCTAGGGGATCACCACAGCGCTTCACTCTCCATTTACCCGCTCTTGTAGTACATACGATTTGTGGTTTAATGGGTAAATCGAACAAGGCAGTATTTGTGAGGATAGCCTTCCACGTATATTGCAACTCTTTACTTACAGCGGCTCGATGGATGGCTGGTGACCCAGCCCTACACTATCTGCCTGCAAAGGCAGCCATTAGTTTCCGACGCCTTTTTCCTGCCATGGACGTGATTGATGCCTTTTTACTCGGATGGGTCTTAGCAGACCTTAATGTAGTATCATATGCTTGGAGCCTAGCGACCAGAGTGCTAAATAAATTAATGCACATGTTGAATGGCAATATGAATTACAATCACAAAGGCAAGCTTTATGAATTGTGTCAGAAGTGGGGGGTCCGAGTACCCACCTACTCAACCGAGAGCATGATGTCAGGCACGACGCTCTTGCATACAGCCACGTGTGTCATTCAGTCGTTGAAGGACCTTAAACGTGCAACTGCATCTGCATCGTCAAAATCACAGGCGGAACAAGAAGCATCAGAGAAGATGTACAACCACATGATCAAAAATGAGGCTGATTTCCGACCATCAAGTACAAAGGCCAAGCCAGATGATGATATAGTATCTGAATTGCATAAGGCTTTCTCATATGAGTTTAAGTACGATATCCTGTTGATTGATGCCGACAATGTCAAAGCACCTCATACCACCGGTATGCCCCTCCACTTCTCGAAGATGACCTATTTTGTAGGCGTCGCGACGTCTGTCCCACCTTGGGAAGATTATCTTGAGAACTGGGAGTATTACTTTGGTGATATCAGAGAGAGGATTGTCGAGGCAACACCTGATGCTGCCGACAATGTGCTATTGAGGGTGATTCGTGAGAACCCAACTGCCGCAATGGCTATGCTCACGAAAGATGGGAAATTGATAAAGCTGGCCAAGGAAACCAGTCCGACCATCGCAATAGCACCTAACTTTGACGCTCTGCCCCGAATGAGTTTGATGCGCGCCAACAATGTATTCTCTAAAGACACATTGGAGGTTATAGCGCGGTTATTCCACAAATTCGGTGGCCAGGAGTCGGCCCAACCGCCCCCTCCGGTTAAACAGGCCTTTAAAACATTTTAGGCCCTGACACAATAATTGGCGAACCACCAGACTGGTCCTGGTAATATGGGCTCACAACCACGCCACTTAGGGGATGTTTATTTAGGTACTTGACCAAGACTCTATATGGACGAAGTAGCAAAGATAGCCGCTCCGTTAGTCGCACAAGAAGCCGTGAAGCTTGGTAAGAAACTCCTTACTGCTGAGAAGAAAGAAGAAAAGAAGGAGAACAAGTCGAAACCTAAGAAGAATGAACAATCCAAACCCAGTAGAACAACCACCCCAAAACTTGGTAATGGACCCATTAGAAATCCTGGCAAAGGCACTGTTTCTGTGCCATCTAGGGTATTGGTGTCTAATCCTCGTACTTACTTCAAACGGAGATTACGTAATTTCAAAGGGGGAGATTCGGTTGTTATTGAGGGATGTGATCTTGCTGGCACTTTTGCCGTTGATACCCCGGCTTACATGGAATTGCTTAGCTTTCCTGTCAGCCCTATGTCTCTTCCCAATACTCGTATTGCTTTAGAGTCACAATTATGGCAAAAGTTTCAATTTGAGTCCATTGAGCTAATTTACGTCCCCATGCAAGGGACTTCTACCAATGGCGCAATTTTGCTCTCAAGTGTCCAAGACCCTGAAATTGGCCTGCCTAAGATGCAGAGCTTGCCTTTTGCTCAAGCACTGGCATCTGTCAAAGGGGCAGTCATTACCCAGGTCTTCCTTGAGGCACATCACCTACTCGAACCACCCAAAACAGATAAGAAAGAGTACTATGTCTTCCCCGACCAAGACGGGGAGGATCGCCTCACTGTTCAAGGTGTTCTCAAGGTCATCACAATGTCCTCCTTGACCATTAATCCTCTTTGTATGATTTACTTGAAGTACAAGGTTAGGTTCTACGAAAGGGTTTTAACCCCGCCTTCATTGGCCAATTCTGGGGCAGCTTACACATACGCCGCCACTGCTAACGGTAGCGCTGTTGCGAACGCCTCCATGAAGTTAACTGATAATGGAGTGCTTAGCAGCATGCAGGTCAGTTTCAGTGCGAGTGAGACGCAAGTGGTCACCGGCACTGTGTACGGTATACTGTTCAACTTCGATAGAGGTGGTATCGAGCCTATGCAATACTACTTCTTTAAAATGACAACTCTCAATACCCCAATTGATTTGCGCACTACTGCAGCTGATGCATCAAGTGCAGTTGGTGAGAGAGTTTCAGGCAGTTGGTTCAGTACATCTGACCTACCTGCCAATGCAACTGCTCTAATAATGGCTGCCTCAGCCATGCCCCAACCTGGATCTAAGAAGAAGAATCTCATCACCGGTATGGAGGAGCAGGTTGCTAAACAGGCTGTTCTTATTGACAAACTCACAGCACAGATGGAGATCATCAACGACAAGCTGGAGGAGACTACCTATAGAGAGGTACGTCAGGTACCATCACTCTTCGGGGGCCGAAATAATACGAAGGGTGTCTAAACTGTATATATTTGCGCAGGGG